CTGTCAATCTTGACAGAGTATCGCACATGATCACAAAACTGGAAGCGGATGGAAAGAACTTCGTTGGTGAGGCAAAACTCTTGTCTACTCCTATGGGGGAAATTGCGAAAGCACTAATCAAGGACGGCGGTAAACTTGGTGTCTCTTCAAGAGGCATGGGGTCTATCGAATCTAAAAGTGGTGCAAATTATGTGAAAGATGATTTTTATCTTGCCACTGCGGCAGATATTGTTGCAGACCCTTCTGCACCTCAGGCCTTTGTTGAAGGCATAATGGAAGGTAAAGAGTGGGTATGGAATAATGGTATACTGAAAGAAGTTGACGTTGCCGAAATCAAAAATGATATAAATGAAGGGGTAAGACGTAGGGACTCTAAAGTTTCCGCACTTGCCTTTGCAAAATTTATGTCGAAACTTTAATTATTATAAATATGATTATGATAAGACAAAACCAATCAAGGAGATCCCAATGTCAGAACTAGACAAGACAATTGAGGAACTAGAAGCGGAAGTCAACTTGGAGCTTGAAGAAGCGAAAAAACCAACTGACGGTGCCGGTAAAAGTGACTCAATGGAAAAGGCCGATGGGGAAGTAGAAGATTTGGGTAAAGCTGTCGTTGATCCAGAATCAAAAGACAGTGCTGGTAAGAAGGCGTCTGCAAAAGTTTCTAAAGCTGCAGAACCAAAAGCTGGTGCAACCAAAGAAGAAATCGAACTAGAAGGCGAAGAGCTTGAAGAAGGTAAGATGACGAAGAAAGATACGCTTGCTGCAATGTATTCCGAAATGGAAAAAATGAATGCAAAAGATCTTAAAGCGTCATACGACAAGCTTATGAAGAAAGAAGAAGAAGAAGATGAAGATGATAAAGAAGAAGTAGATGAATCTACTTTGGAAGACCGTCTTGCATCTGTAGATGTTTCTGAAGATGTTACTGCCCTTACACAAGGTGAAGAACTTTCTGAAGAATTTAAAGAAAAAGCATCCACAATCTTTGAAGCTGCTGTTAAATCAAAACTTCGTTCAGAAGTTACGAGAATTGAAGAAGCTAAAATGCAAGAAGTTGCAGAAGAAGTTGAATCAGTACGCAGTGAGTTGACTGAAAAAGTTGACGCATACATGAACTACGTTGTAGAAGAGTGGATGAAAGAAAACGAAATCGCTATTGAGCGTGGACTCAAAGGTGAGATCGCAGAAGACTTTATTTCTGGACTAAAATCATTGTTCGAAGAACATTATGTTGATATTCCAGATGAGAAGTATGACATTCTAGGTCAACAGTCTGCACAGATTGATGAACTGGAAGCAAAATTGAATGAACAAATCGAAAAGTCTGCTTCACTGAAGAGTGAAAAAGATGTATTGGTTCGTGAGTCAGTTTTCGCAACTGTCGCTTCTGACCTTGCAGATACAGAAATTGAAAAATTTAAGTCTCTTGCAGAAGATGTAGAGTTTACAACTGAAGAATCATTCAGTGAAAAACTTGAAACGCTGAAGGAAAGTTATTTTCCTAAGGCAACAACTGTCGCTGAATCAGTAGATGCTGTTGAAGAAAACGGTCAATCTTTTGATACAACTGGCGCTATGAGTGCTTATATGAGTGCAATTAGCAGAAATGTAAAGCGTGCAAAATAACGATGAAAGATTCGTTTTTTATAAATATTATTAGAAAACCCAATAAGGAGAAATAACAATGTTCCAGACAGAACATCTACAGGAAAAGTGGCAGCCAGTCCTAGAACACAATGATCTTCCAGAGATCAAGGATTCTTACAAAAAAGCTGTAACCACAGTAATCCTAGAAAACCAAGAAAAAGCACTTCGTGAGGATAATAACTTCCTTTCAGAAGCTGCACCAACAAACGCTACAGGCTCAAATGTTGACAACTGGGATCCAATTATGATCTCACTAGTCAGACGTTCTATGCCTAACCTTATCGCTTATGATATTGCTGGCGTTCAACCAATGACAGGCCCAACAGGCTTGATCTTCGCAATGCGCTCACGCTTTGATTCACAGACAGGCGATGAAGCATTCTACAACGAAGCAGAATCTGCATTTTCAGGTAATGCTGCAAACGCAAACATCCCAGGCAGTGCCGGTACTTCATCTAACGGTGAAACTAACCCTGCTGTTCTTAACGATGGTTCGCCAGGCGCTTATACTGCTGACGGTGGTATGTCTACTGCTGATGCAGAAGCATTGGGTGATAGTGGTTCAAATGCATTCGCAGAAATGTCTTTCTCAATTGAAAAACAAACTGTTACTGCTAAATCACGTGCTCTTAAAGCAGAATACACAATGGAACTTGCACAAGACCTTAAAGCAATCCACGGTTTGGATGCTGAAACAGAACTTGCAAACATCCTATCTGCTGAAATCTTGAACGAAATCAACCGTGAAGTTGTTCGTACAGTATATGTAACTGCTAAGCCAGGCGCTCAAGTAGATACTGCTACTGGTGGTATCTTCGACATGGACGTTGACTCAAACGGACGTTGGAGTGTTGAGAAGTTCAAAGGACTTATGTTCCAAGTAGAACGTGAAGCAAACGTAATTGCACAACAAACTCGTAGAGGAAAAGGTAACATGATTATCTGTTCATCTGATGTTGCATCTGCACTTCAAATGGCTGGACAATTGGATTACACTCCTGCTCTGAACAACAACTTGAATGTTGATGACTCAGGTTCTACATTTGCTGGTGTACTTAACGGACGTTACAAAGTATACATCGACCCATATGCTGCAAACGGTGCTGCAAAACAGTACTTCACAGTGGGTTATAAAGGTACTTCACCATATGACGCAGGTCTTTTCTACTGCCCATACGTTCCATTACAAATGGTTCGTGCGGTTGGTGAAAACACTTTCCAACCAAAAATCGGTTTCAAGACACGCTACGGCATGACTGCTAACCCATTTGCTGGTGGTGCGACTGCTCGTGGTGGTGCTTTGACTGCTAACGACAACGTATATTACAGAAGAGTACAAGTTACTAACATCATGTAATAAAAAGAATTGGGATAACCAATCTTTAGGGGAGAACTTCGGTTCTCCCTTTTTTTTGTCTTATAAATAGTTGTATGAAAAGGAATTATAAGAATGGCAATTAAACAAAACCCACTGGATAGACAACCAGACAATCTTGATTTGGCACGTCCAACTCAGTTTAGGTTTTCTATACTGAAAATTCCAAACACCGAATACTTTGTTACAGAAGCAAACTTGCCAGGCATTGCATTCTCTGGTGACGCAGTACTGAATACAAGATTTACCACACTTCCTATGATGGGAGATACAGTAAATTATGAACCATTGGAATTATCATTCAATGTTCAAGAAAATTTATCCAACTGGAGAGAGATACACGATTGGATGACAGGTATTGGATTCCCAGAAAGCACTAAACAGTTTGAGGATGCTATTGTTGATGCCGCAAAAACTAAAAACACTGCTGCTACTCGTACAGCAAATCTATCTTCTCTTACAAGTGATGCAGTACTAACAATTATGACAAATAAAAACAACCCGACTATCAGAATTTTATTTAAAAATGTATATCCCACATCTCTGTCTGGACTGAATTTTGATACCAAAGACACAGATGCAATTGGACTGAACGCTACAGTAACTATGAACTATGACTTCTACTCATTAGAAGTTTTGAATGCCCGAGTTTAAACGAATTATAAATAAACCTGTGAACAGGGGATAATGCGACTTAGACACCCTTAATTTGGTTCTCTAAATTGAGAAAATATAGAACAGTAAGTTCTGCAAGACCCTGTTCACACTTTTATAGGATGAAATATTATGACACTTGATGAATTGCAGGCCTCAGCCGAAAAAGACTTGAAGATAGACCATATAGAACTTGGAGATGAATCTCTAAGGGCTGCATCTCTTCACCAAAAATACATCACCATATACAATAATTTTAGACAACTTGTTCTGTTGAAAGAGGGCGAGTACAAAGTACTTTATCGAAAGAAGTGGGAGTACTACGGCGGTAAAGCTGATGCAACTGTATATCGTGACAACCCCTTCGACCATAAAATCCTTAAAGCAGACTTACCAATATACTTGGAGTCTGATGAAGACCTTATCAAAGCAAAACAAAAAGTAGAGTATTTCAAGATATGTCAAGATACCTGTGAGCGCATTCTAAAACAAGTCGGCAATCGTAATTGGGAAATTAAGAATGCTATTGAGTGGCGCAAGTTTGTGGATGGTGTCGTGTAAGTGACAAAAGTAACAAAGAAGAACGAGGTTTACTTAGAAGTGAGTACTGAACCTTCTACCTCTCGTTCATTATCAGACCACTTTACATTTGAAGTGCCAGGCGCTAAGTTTATGCCTGCATACCGTAATCGAATTTGGGACGGAAAGATACGATTGTATTCTGCACAGACAGGAGAATTGTATGTTGGACTTTTATCTTATCTAGAAAAATGGTTAGATGATTGGGACGAACCCTACGAAATTAGTGAGGAACTAAAAAATGAAAAACAACTTGATAGAGAAACACTGGATGGATTCATACGACAGCTTAGGTTACAGTCCAGAGGAAAACCTATATCACCTCGTGATTATCAAATTGATGCCGTGGATTTTGCTATCAGAAAACATCGTGCCCTGCTTCTTAGTCCTACTGCTTCTGGTAAGTCATTAATTATTTACATCCTTGTAAGGTATTACAAACTACTATTAAAGGAACAACCAAATGATAAGATACTTATTCTTGTTCCTACAACATCTCTAGTTGAACAGATGTACTCTGACTTTGTAGATTATGGTTGGAGTGAGAGTAATATGCAGAGAGTGTACAGTGGACATGATAGAGAAGTTACTAAACCAGTTGTGATATCCACATGGCAATCTTTGTATAAGATGCCCAAGAGTTACTTCGATAACTTTGGTTTGGTTGTTGGTGATGAGGCACATTTATTTAAAGCAAAATCCTTGACTTCTATTCTAACTAAACTAGATCAATGTAAGTATAGGTTTGGACTGACAGGTACACTAGATGGAATGCAGACACACAGACTAGTGTTAGAAGGACTATTCGGTTCACTAAATAAAGTTGTAACCACTAAGAAACTTATTGATGAAAAGACTTTAGCGGACTTTAAGATTAAGTCTTTGGTTTTGACATATTCAGAAGCCGAGTGTAAACTTGTCAAAGATATGAACTACCAAGAAGAGATGGACTATATCGTAACACACGATAAAAGAAATAATTTCATAAAAGACTTGACACTCAATCTAAAGGGTAATACACTAGTACTGTTCCAGTATGTAGAGAAACATGGTAATGTTCTACATCAGATGATATCTGATTCTACTGATAGGAAAGTGTTCTATGTCTATGGTGGTACAGACACTAAGACAAGGGAAGACATTCGTGCTATTACAGAGAAAGAGAAAGATGCTATCATTGTTGCGTCTTATGGTACTTTTTCTACTGGTATTAATATCCGTAACCTTCACAACATCGTGTTCTCAAGTCCTAGCAAATCTAGAGTCCGTACCTTGCAGAGTATTGGACGAGGATTGCGTAAGAGTGAAAGTAAAGATACCGCTACCCTCTTCGATATTGCAGATGACTTCTCCTATAAGTCAAAAAGAAACTTCACCATAAATCACTTTCAAGAACGCATAAATATATA